GGACCGAACACGGTCAAAGCGATACTTATCAATTCTTCGGGGCTTACCGTATCATCGGAGCTCGTAGCCGAGATACAGGAGTATGTTGATCCTGCGACCCACGGCTACACGGCAACAGTTGACGGCGTCACATACGTTGTAGGTGACGGTCTGGGTGAGGGCGTAGCCAACCTTGGAGCACATTTTACGGCGGCTTCTGCAACAGCCATGTCGATAAATGTTGCATTCACGGCAACGCTCACAAGTGGAAGCACGGTAACAGATGCGAAAACACAGTTTGAGACGGCGTTTGCGGCGTATCTGAAAAACCTTGTTTTAACTACCGAGAACCCTTCGGATGTTGTTGTCCGTCCGTCACAGGTCGGCGCAATAGTGATAGGGCTTGATGCAGTCCAGGACTACAGTGACCTTACACTTAACGGCGGAACATCAAATATTGCACCCGGGGACAATTTCATTCCCGTTATCGGAACAGTAACTATAAGCACTTAACGCACGAATGTGTGAATAAAGTGCGAACAAAACCATAATGTGCAATAAGCGGTCATAAACAAGCTGTTCGGTTTTTCCGAACAAGCTGAAAAAGAGGTGATAATATGGATGAAGAAGAACTGATAGCACGGCTATCAATAACAGACGATATGAGCGATACGCTGTCGAACATCGCAGATGCGGGAACAAATATGTTCGCTACCTTTGAACAGGCTTCAAGCTCTGCCGGCAAAGCATTTGACAACGTATCATCTTCAGCTGCCAGCTCCGCCGATGCGGTAGACAGTTTATCATCTTCCGCAAGCAATTACGAAAACTCCGTGAGTTCGGCAGCAAGCAGTACAAGCTACTGGACTTCTGCTATAGGCAACTATGACAAATCTGCCATGGAAGCCACACACACAACAGAAGAGCTGATAGAAAGCGGTTACAAGACCGTGCAGGCATTCTTTGAGGAAAGTGATACAGCGCAAAGATGTGCCAGTGCGGTAGACGAGCTTATGAACGTGTCGGAACAAGCGACAACTTCACACGATGACCTGTCGAGAGTTATAGAAAGACAAGCAGAACTGCTCGAAAAGAATGCCGATACAAGCAATATATCGGCAGAGGCAGAGCTTGAACTCAACCGAGCAGGCAGAGAAGCAGCCAAGTCGATGGAAGACCTTGAAACCGCACAGCGAGAAGCAAACAAGGCTTTCGAGGATTTCCACAACATATCCAACTCCGAAACCGCTTCACTTGAAGAAGCAAAAGCGGCGATAGAGCAGGCAGAGCAAGCAGCGATACGCCTTGCCGATGCACAGAAGCAAGCCGACGAATCGGCATCGAGATTAGCCAAGGCAACGGACACTGCTTCCAAGAGCGTAGGCGATCTTGATGATGAATCGAAGAAAGCCACGGACACTATAGCCGAGCTGTCAAAGACGGTTGTAGCCGTTAAGATAGCTGAATGGGCACTTGACGGAGCGGCGGCGGTCTACGAACTGACCGAAGCTTTTTCCGAAGCCGAAAAGACGGTAGTCAATGCCACAGGTGCAACAGGCAACGCCCTCAAAGAGCTTGACGATAGTATGATGCAGGCATTCGGCACTCACCATGCAGAACTCAGCAGTACAGCAGGGGCGATAGGTGAAATAAACACCCGAATGCAGTTGACAGGCGACAAGCTCACCGATATGACAGGAAAATTCCTCGACTTCTCGGATATTACGGGAAGTGAAGTAGTAGGATCCGTACAGAACGTCACAAAGGTGATGAACAAGTGGAATATCGAACAGGACGACACCGTATCGGTACTTGATAAGCTCTCCTATGAAGCACAGGTATCGGGAGCATCGGTAGACAACCTCGAATCCTCGCTTATTTCGGGAGCATCAACGTTCCAGTCCTTTGATATGTCGCTTGATACATCTATCGCATTCCTGGGACAACTGGAACTGCAAGGTATAAACAGCGGTACGGCTATCATGGGTCTTAAAACGGCGGTCAAAAACTTCTCGGACGACGGATTAAATGCTGCCGATGCCCTTAAAAAGACCGTAAACGAGATAGCGAATATGGAGGACAAAGCAAAGGCGACCTCTCTTGCTATCAGTGTATTCGGCTCACGAGCGGGCGTTGAACTTGCAGGTGCTATCCGAAACGGAGCTATAAGCGTTGAAATGCTCAATGATGACCTGTCTGTCGCAGAGGGAACATTGAAACGGACAGCAGAGGCAGGAGAAACTCTCGGCGAGAAGTGGGAAAAAGCAAACAATAAAATCGCTACAGCCTTTACAGCCACAACACAGCCTGTATTGGAAGACCTCTCGGAAGCAGGGGCATCGGTCACAAGCTGGATAGGTGATCTTTTGATAGAATATCCCGCAGTTGCAAAAATAGTGACCGCTCTCGGCGTTGGATTGGGTGCTGTGGCGGTCGGAGTGGCCGCGGTAGGTGTTGCGTCGTTAAAGTCTATACCTGCGGTCGCCGCCTTCGGAACAGCTCTGTCGTCGGCTCTCGGACCGATAGCACTTATCGGCGGAGCGGTTGCGGCTATAACCGTGCTCACGCTCGCGTTCTCCGATGCAGAGGAAGCCGTCGCAGACTATGACGGTACGCTGGAGGAATGCTCCAAGGAGATAGAGAACACTCGCTTAGCACACGAAAAAGCTGTCGAGATGTACGGCGAGGAAAGTGATGCGGCAAAAAGTCTCGGAGCTCAGCTCGAAACTCTTACGGCACAGTATGAAAAAGGCGGCGGAGTTGCACAGGATTACGCTGACAGACTTGCAGACGGAGTAAAGAAGTTTGACGAGCTCGTCACCAATTACAATGACGAAGTAAACAGTATCAGCGATGATGTGGCATCGTCATTTGTTATGGTGTCACAGCTTGAAGCTCTGCAGGGCAAGGCAAGCAAGACCAATGCAGACTTAGAGCTTATGGGAAATCTTGCCGACCACTTAAACAACGACTTCCATTGCAATATCGTTGTTGACTATGAGACGGGACAGCTTCTGAACTTCAACCCCGATGTTGTGACCAATGCGGTACTCGCTAGCGCAAGTCAGAAAAAAGTCTCTCTTGCAGCGGAAAACCTATCAAATCCCGAATTTATATCGGGCTATCAAAAGAAAGTGGCGGAGCTTGAACAGGTCACAAGCAATATCCCGAAACAGCGTGCAGACATGGACAGGTGGCTCGATCTTCTTGCAGAGGAATACGACGCTTCCGATTATCTCAGCAAATTTGCATCGGATAACCCCGACGAGAAGTATGATTATACTGCTTTGTATGAAAGTTTGAAGGGCTATGATGCCGGCTTTATGGATACGGAAAATCCCGCTAACCCCCTGCGTGGATGGGGCGGTACATGGGCGCAGGGTATGAAAGGCATGTTCGGCGGTGATGACGAAACGGCTGTAGGTAAATTCTACAAGCAGTACGAAGATTACCAGAAAATGCTTGAAACCGAGGAAGGCTACAAAGCTGAAATATCCAAGGAAGAAGGACAAGTCCGTACATGGTTCAAGGACATGGGCGAGGAAGGAAGTGCCGACAGCTACATCAAATCCCTGCAGGATACAGCGGAGAAAACAAAGGGCTTTTTCGGCGGTATAGCTGACAGCATCAGAAGTGCTACTGACCCCATGGAAAAAGCAAAGGTCGAAGCAGAGGCTTTCTCGGATGCATACAACGCCGCAATGATAAACGGTAGTATCTCTACCGATGAATTCATAGCACTTGTGGGAACGATGCCCGAAGAAATGCAGGGTACGCTCACCAATGTAGTCAGTGAAATGACACAGCTCAACAACGCCTATGAGGAAGTGTACAACGCAGCATATGAAAGCTATGAGGGACAGTACAGTCTTTTTGAAAAGCTCGACTATGATATGCAAAATCATGTGCTGAATACGGAAGCGTTCAAAAACGCCACCGTACAAAATGCGCAGGAAGCTCTCGACAGCCAGCTCGCATACTGGACACAGTATTCAGAGAACATGGATTTTATCACTTCCTATGCAGCAGACAAGATGAACGTTTCCAAGGAAGACTGGAACTCGTTCGTTGCATATCTCGGAAGCGGTACAGAAGAAGCGGCGGGTCTCCTCAATGATGTACAAGCTCTCCTGGAACAGGGCGACACGGAGGCTGTTGAAAAGCTTATCAACACGCAAAGCAAACTCCAAGAGGTGCACAGCGATACGGCTGACGACTTAGCGAATTTCGAGACCGATTACGACAAGAAAATGGAAGAGCTTGTCAAGAGCACCACAGATGCTATACAGAAAATGGAGATACCCGACGAGGCAAAAACGGCAGCTACCAAGACCATGGACGCTTATCTCCAGAGTATACAGCTCGGCGGTGATAAAGCCGTTACGGAAGCCCAGAAGATAGCCACACGAATAGCGAATGCTCTTAATGTAAACACCAATGTCAATGTGAATACGACATCAAGCGGAACTGTTCCCGGACACGCAGGCGGTACTACAAATGCAGAGGATATCTTTATCGCAGGTGAAAACGGTCCCGAACTTATCATCGGCAAGCAAGGCTCAACAGTATTTCCTGCTTCCGAGACCGACAAGATAATAAACGCTGTGAGCGACAGAGAGTACGCAGAGACAGGTTCATTCAGATATGATAGTGTTATTACGCCTGAAATCATCAACCCGACACAGGGCATTGCAGACAGCTTACAGAGCATCTTTATTCCTGTCATCGGAAAGACGGTCGATTTCATCGGACAGAGTGCAAGAGCTGTCACAGCATCAGCAGACAGCCGAGAGAATACGATCATACTACCCGAACACAGAGAACCGCAGAGCAATGCGGTCAGAAACAGCGGCACAAACGATGCTTCCGAAAAGCATATCGTCATTGATATCAACGGCGGAGGCAAGATAGAAGTATCGGGCAATGCTGACAGAGACTCTATCCTCGAAGTGCTCCAGGATAATTTAAAACCCGTTCTTATGGGCATTATCGAGCAGGAAGTGTACGAGGACGGCAATGAAACTTACGATTATTAAGGCGGTGACGAATAATGAGTACCAATTCATATCAGATATGGCTTGAAACAGACAAGCAAAAGCTTCTTTTGCCTGTCAATCCCGAAGTCATAAACATCAAGATAAGCGGTAACAATCAGAGCGTGACCGTTGCAGAACTTGGGGAGATACCCATTCCGCAAGACCCGAAGGCTGTTGTATTGTCGTTCTCTTCGTTCTTCCCTGCTACCTCATTTCGAGGCTGTCAGTATGCAGTACAGGAAACAATGGAGAATGTAGGCGACTACAACGGTGACGGTAAGGTCGATGTCAGAGACCTTGCGGCAAAGGCACGAGCTGAGAAGAACATAAGCAACGGTATGACGATAGCAAGCGAGAATACCATGAAAGTTATGCCCCACTTCTGCATAGCGTTCATCGAAAGCGCACAGAAGTCTAAGCAGCCTATCAGAGTGACGATAACAGCCTGCGACTTTATCCGCTACATGGTGATAGAATCGTTCGATTACAAGGCGGGAGACCTGGGAGTAGGCGACTACTCCTACTCCCTCAGCTTCAAAGGATATCAGCCTGTTAATGTACGCAAGATAGATGTGAACACACAGACCAAAAAGGCAACTGTAAGCACCACGCCAAAGAGAGTGGATAATACGGTAAAGCCTAAAACGCATACTGTGAAGTCGGGAGATACGATATACGCTCTCGGCAAGAAATACTACGGTGATGTCATACAGTACCGCAAGATATACGATGCAAACAAAAAGCAGATAGGGAGCAATCCAAACAGGATAAAGCCGGGAATGGTCCTCACTCTGCCGTGAGCATATCGCCGATGTCGGCAATATGGTGAAAAGAGGTGATAATACATGGGCATTGCCCTTTATCTCTACAGAGGAAACAATGACAATGTTGATATTACGGAGCTGTGTTCTCAGATACGTTGGAAAGGGCGAAAAGGAAGTTCCTCACGCTCTTTGACAGTAAAGCTTATAGACGACAGCTCAAAAAATCACTCCCGCTCGGAGATAGATGTTGAAAAAGGTCATAGATGTGCTTTGTATTCCGACGGAAAAGAGCTGTTTCAAGGCATTATCATGAACACAACACAGACCGAGAAAAAGGTGATGAACTTTACCGCCTACGATATGGGAATATATCTCGCCAACAACAAGGACACTTATGTGTACAACGACAAGACAGCCGACGAGATATTCCGTGATGTGTGCAAAAGGCTCGGTCTTTCTGTAGGAACTGTTGATAAATGCAGTCACAGAATACCCGAACTCACCAAGTCACATACAACAGCGTTTGATGTTATAGCCGATGCATTGAGCTTAGACTTTGACAATACAGGTGCAAGGCACTATGTAATGTCCGATAAAGGGAAGCTTTCACTCATAACAAGGCGTAAAAACATACTACAGTATGTGCTTTCTTCCGAAGAGAACATCTTGAGCTACAGTTTTAACCGAAGCATTGAAAAGACCAAAACAAGGGTCGTTATGCTGTCGGACGAGAACAAAGTGATTGCAACAGCAAGAAACACAGGGCTTGAAAGCAAGATAGGCATATTCCAAGATGTAGACAAGCCCGATGAAACGCTCAATCAGGCACAGGTACAGCAACTTGCGAACACCAAGCTCAAAGAACTTGGGCGTATCGAAAAGACCATAAACGCCGATGTTCTCGGCAATACAGATATTATATCGGGCGTCGGAGTATTTGTGCAGATACCGCACTTAGGCATCAACGGCACATATTACGTTGACGAGGACACTCACACATGGGACGGCAATTTTCACAAGCTATCCATCAAGCTCAATTTCACATTTGACAGCTAAAGAGAGGTGATATCATATGCTGTATGATGATGATTACTATGACAGCTCCTATGACGAACTATGCACATATTATCCTACCTACTACAAGGATGTTGCGGAAATGCAAGCAATCCTTAAAGCAGAAGGTGATATGGCGGACGGCATCAAGAGTGGAGTGGAACGAGTTATCGGGGATTGTTACATAGATACATCAGATGAACAGACCACAGCCAAGCGAGAAAGATTTCTCCATATCCATATGCACGGCGACAGAAGTCTGGCAGACAGAAAAAGGTTGGTGAAATCCTACTTCGTCGGAGCAGGCAAAATGTCGGCAAGTCTTTTGTCGGATATTATAGGAACATACACAGGAGCTACAAGTGAATGCAGATTTGAACCCTGTGATATTGCAGGGAACAACATGGTCTACATAGATTCGGAAAGAGGAACGGAAACGACCTTTTATTCCTCCGACATCATCGAGCTTGTCCGTGCTAAGCTGCCTGCTCACCTGCCGTTCGAGCTCAATGTAGTTTACAGAAATGAGTGTGTCGTGCA